CCGATCGGCTTAGCCGACCGGCAACCACCCAGCAGTTAACCTAACGCGCTGGGACCGTCCTGCTGTATCCCAATCCAGGATGAGATCTGAGTGGTCACGTGTGTGTTCATACACGCTTAGTGCCTTGTGAAGGGCACCATGACCATCCAGGACATCTTGGGGGGGCTCGGCAACTACCCGCCACCCCTTCTGGAGACCGCGCTGTAAAGCACGGTCCCATCGGTGAATGGAAGGAGCTATCGGCTCTGAAGCCGGCCCGGATACCCGGACCAGGCCAGCACTATCCTCAGTGCCCCAAGGGAAAACCTTGAGGCCCGAAAGTAATGCACGGTCGAGAGCTTCGACTGTTCGAGGGTAGAACCCTTTTGCAGCCAATTGGTTGCGAAGGGAGACAGTAGAGACTGCCTCCTTGGCAGTGCGGGTGGAATACCCCAATGGTTGGCGAACCTTCACGTAGGACACATCGTGCCCCGCGAAAAAGTCACCGCCACAGGATTCCCGAAAGGAGCCCTTAAAGAAAGACTTCTTCCGATTGACGCTGAACCCATAAAGGGCCAGCGCCTCCACCACGCGAGTGTACATCGAACTCGGAACGATAATGTCGTCACCGAACACGATCACCTCGTGGGAAACTTCCCGAACACAGCTGAGGTCAGGAAAGCCTGACTCCAGTTCTGGAACCATGGCCCTCACCGCGATAGCGGCAAAGACCATAGACTCCACTGGGAAGCACGTTGCGGAACCCATACTCGCAAACTTGTTGAGAACACGGGTTGTCCCATCTGGGAGCAGCGCACTCATGGACCGGCTCGAAATGAGCCCGTCTCTGAGGACTGGGCGTCCTCCGAAGAGGTCGGAGACCAGTCGTAAAGAAACGGAATCACTCGCACTAGAAAGGTCAATGGTAGCCCACTCACGATTTTCGGACCCGATACGGGCCCGCTCGTGATGAAGAGCGACCGAGCTGAAGTAGCAGGGAGATCCCCTGCGCTCCAGTGACTTGACTAGCGAATCCATAAGCCCCTGTTGGATATACATCCTCCAGGACGGCTCAACAGCGATGGTCCTTGGACCCTTCGCTGTCTTAGGAACAAACGCCACCCTGACGGGTGTCGTCTCCGAAACGTACGCGGGGTAGCCCCTATGGGCTAGATCCGCGTCGTTGACGCGTGTGTACCACCAGGAAGGAAAGAGCGCCTCAAGGCGCTCTTCCCAATGAGCTAGGTTCCACCGAGAATTCGGGCGGAGCCTATCCTGGCTGGCACCATTGCCATGCCTCACGGCAAGGCGGCGGTGTATGATGTCATCACTGACATCTTTACACACCGGATCAAAGAGACTGGCGAACACCGCCTTAAGGGCGGGATCCGCTCCTGTGACCGCTCGGTCGTCAACCTCTATGTAAGAGGCTAACGCTCGGGCAGTATATACAGGTTTGCACTCGACAGACATCTTTGCCGAAAGGCCAGTGATCTGTCGGATAAGTGCGACGGCTCTCCAATCCGGATTGCGTCGAATGTTTCCATCCCTCTGGAACACATAGGTGAGGAAACCCCGGAGAAATCCGGGGAGCCCCCCGTTCATCCTGAAACCAGGAGGAGCGGTTACCCATGCGCCTGCCTCTAACGCTGCTTCGAAAGCAACGCGAAAGGCATCCAGCGTGATAGTGAGGAAGGGTTCGCCCTCTTCACAGTGACGACGCGTGACGGTCTCAATGTCACGCGCAGGGTCGAGGTTGTACAGGTGAGCAGCATCTGTTATGATGCTGCATGTCAGAGCTACGAGGCTTTTCATGTCTGCCCTCCTTAAGGGCTAGGCATCCAAGGTCCCGTGACTCCGCGGTGTCAGGCTACTACGCCTGGCCCTGCACGACCGCCGCCTGAAGCCCCGCGTTGTCGACATAGTCGACGAACAGGGCGAACAGGGCGGTGGTCTCCGCAGCAGAGAACCCCTGAAGAGGGGAGTCGATCACGATGTGAGCCGACTGGTCATAGACCTTGTTCTGCGACGGGAGGAGCGGGTCGGCTGCCAGCTTTCGCTGGGTCAGCTTCACCACGTGACGGTTACGAGAACCGTTGCTGTGGTCGACTCGCAGCTCGTACGACGTGTCCGCGGACGCAAAGCGTCCAAGAACCGTGGAAACACGGTTCAGGTCAGTCGCACTGGGCGAGGTGGGCAGAGACTGAGGGTCCGCAAGGGCCATCGGTGTATGCTCCTTTCAAGAGCGTATACGCTACCTCCATAAGGTGCGAAGCCTGTTACAACTTTTGCAACAGGTGCCTAAGACCTTGTCTTAGGCGCGAGGCCAGCGCCAAACGACAGCCCTAAGGCTGTCAAGGCGCTCCACTGGAAGGCATTAAGCCCCGAGAAATCCGTCTCAAAGCCAAAAGCTTTGCAGGCGTCTCTCCTCTTCGTTTCCCGGACCTCCGTCGACAAGACGGAGACCGGCTGAAGAACCGGTGGACTGATTCCCACTCGGATCCCTCCGAGTGCTATCTGTTGGCGCTCTTGGCGAGTGTGGCACATTATGTACCCATACTCGCTGACGACGTTGTAGTCTGCGATAATCTGGCGGGCTTCCAAGAAGTCCCCCGTATTCGCAAACCAGTCAGCCATGAAGGAGAATGGGATCAAATCCCATGCTGCTCTAACGTCCAGACCTAGGCCTGTCAGGTAGTCTACCTCGTG